ACGATTTGCAGCGTTTAATCGCGCTCAACCTCCTCCAATCACGGACTCTGTAAGGAATATCATGGACGAAATCAAAGCACTGGCCGAAACTCAGGCCAAACTCTTAGACACCAGCCGCGAGCTTAAGGGCTGGATGGAAAAAGCCAACAACGAGATTGAATCGGTCAAGAAGTTGGACAGCGAAACCAAAGCAGCACTCGATAAGCTCAGCACGAAAGCTGCTGAACTGACCGACAAGTGCTTGGACCTTGAGCGTCGCATCTCTGATGCTGGCTCGACCGAAGGCAAGAGCGAGACCGCGGGCGAATTGCTCACCAAGTCTGAAGCATTCCAGGCTATGGCAGCAGGTCGGAGCAAGTTTGCTCGCGTTGAGTTCAAGACCGCTATCGTTAACGCAACCGGCCAAAATCAGCCACTCGTTGCTGACATGCGTGTGCCTGGGATTATCACCAATCCTAACCGTGTCTTGACGATCCGCGATCTTATGCCCGTCGGTCGCACTGCTAGCAACTTGGTGCAGTACACGAAAGAGAACGTTTACACGAACAACGCTGCCGCGCAGTACAGCAGCCCCAATCGTGAGAACGTTACCAAGCCTGAGAGTGGCATCACTTTCACGCTTGCAAACGCTGCTGTCGTGACACTTGCTCACTTCATTCCTGTTAGCCGTCAGGTTCTTGACGATGCGCCTCAGCTTGAGTCGTACGTCAATGGCCGTCTGCTCTACGGTTTGAAGTTGGAAGAGGAAGATCAGCTGCTTAACGGTGCAGGCACCTCTGGATCGCTGTCTGGTTTGTTGGCATCTGGCAACAACACGGCCTACAACCGTAGCGCAACTGGCGACACTCGCATCGATACCCTTCGCAAGGCAATCACTCAGGCAGCATTAAGTGAGTACATGGCCGACGCGATTGTTATCAACCCCGAGGACTGGGAAGCCATCGAATTGACCAAAGCAACTGACGGTCAGTACATCATGGCTAACCCAATGGCACTTGCTGGCCCTCAGCTCTGGGGCAAGCGTGTTGTAGCTACCAACTCCATCGCTGAAGGCACGTTCTTGGTTGGTGCTTTCACAATGGGCGCTCAGGTTTGGGATCGCATGGACGCAGCAGTCCAGATTTCTTATGAAGATGGCGACAACTTCAAGAAGAACATGGCAACGCTGCTGGCCGAAGAGCGCCTCGCTCTGACGGTCTATCGTCCTGCTGCCTTTATCAAAGGCACGTTCTAATGCCAACGCCGAGGACGGGAGAAAGCGAACGCGATTTTGTCAGCCGCTGTATGTCTGACTCAGAAGCAAGGCGCGATTTCCCTGACTCGGCACAGCGAGCAGCCTTTTGCTACTCGACATGGCAAAACAGGCCCAAGGTCACAAGCCCTGGGCCTTTTTTAACACCCGCGAAGAAATCATGGAACTCATCGAAGTCGTAGCGCTGCAACACTTTGCAGACTCCAGAATTGGAAGCGTCACACGCAAGCAACGCCTAAAACTGCCGATTGGACTCGCTGAACAGCTAGAGTCAGCCGGATGCGTTGAAATTCTAAACCCTTGCAGGACAGTTCGCACAATGCCGTCAGCATCAGAGACCACGGGCGCTGGCGGGGCGACACTGTCTGTATCTTCGCCTCCGGTCCAAGTCTCACCACAGAGGATTGTGAGCTCGCTGGCACAAAGCCATGGCGCTTTATCGCAGTCAACGACAGTTACAAACGAGCACCCTTCGCAGACGTTCTCTACGCATGTGACGGAGGATGGTGGAAGGTCTATCACCAAGAAGCGCGGCAGGCCTTCAAAGGCGAGCTCTGGACCCAAGACGAGTGGGCTGCAAGCAAATACGATCTCCATCGCATAGGCTCAGAATCACATCCAGGGCTTGGCCTTCATGACAAAATCCATCAAGGCGGCAATAGTGGCTATCAGGCTATCAATCTTGCGTATCTGTGGGGCGCTAACAGAATCATCCTGCTTGGGTTTGATTGCGGCCCTAGCCTAAAAGGTGAGGCGCACTGGTTCGGCCAACATCCTCCAACGCTAACAACGACACAGCCCTATGAACTCTGGCGTGCTAAGTTTCCAAGGCTTGCAGCAGACTTGCAAAAGCAAGGCGTAAAGGTTATTAACGCAAGCAGACACACTACGTTGACATGCTTTGAGCGCAAGGCTATAGACGAGCTATGAAACTGCCACCCGATAGCGTCAGAGGTCGAGTAAGAGCTTATATCGAGAAACACGCATCGCTGCTCGGTCATGACGTGCTAGAGATCGGCTCAAGAATGACCAATACCGACGCTTGGTGGATCATCAACAGAGACCTGGCGCAAGGCAAATGGACAGGCGTGGACATGCAAGAAGGTCACGGTGTTGATTATGTGATCGACATCCACGAGCCACCGCAAGCATGGTCTGGCAGATTCTCAGGCGTACTTTGCTCGGAGGTGCTAGAGCATGTGCAGCGGCCCTGGCTTGCTTTGCCTGCTATCAAGTCGGTTATGGCTAAAGATGCTTGGATTATCGTTACAACGCTAACGAGCTTTCCGATACACGGGTTTCCTGATGACTATTACCGATTCACGCCTAGCGGGTTAAAGCTATTGCTTGAAGATGCAGGGTTTCGCAACGTAGAGACAGAAAACCAAGGCTTTATCGATATAAAGCTAAACGATCACGGCGAGCAAGGCTTTGCTAAACGGCAACTTGCCGTACACGTCTTTGGAATTGCTCAGTGTTAACACTACTGACTACCACCGGAGAAAGGCAGCGAGCATGGGACTTGTGCCAAATCTGGATGGCAAGACAGACCTATACCGGCCCTGTCCGCTGGGTCATCGTGGACGATGGCAAGCAGCAACAAGAAACGACATTTAGCCGCAAGCACTGGGATCTAGTCTTTGTAAGGCCTGAGCCATTCTGGGATGGGTCAAATACGCAGGCAAGGAACTTACAGGCGGGGCTTGCACACATTACCGGCATTGAGTGGGTTGTCATTATCGAGGATGACGATTATTACGCTCCGCAATGGCTAGAGACTGTTTTTGCTCAGTTTAAGAACGCTGAGTTGATCGGAGAGCGACGAGCCCGTTACTACAACGTGCAAACCAAGACTTGGCGGCGCATGGAGAACATGATTCACGCAAGCCTATGCTCCACGGCCATGCGTAGCAATGCGCTTGCATTGTTTAGAAGCGTTGCTTTAACTCAGCACAAGTTTATTGACATTGTGCTTTGGGAGAAGGCTAAGTCGAGGCATCTTTTCGATTCGCAGCTTACAGTCGGTATCAAAGGACTACCAGGGCGAGCAGGCATCGGATCAGGGCATGACCCGCATTTCTCTGGAAAATTTGACCACGATGGGTCAAAACTGAGAGAATGGGTCGGGGCAGATTCTCAGTATTACATGAACGATAAGGACAGCAAGAATGCTACCCAAGCTGATCGCACAGGGCGACCAATCAGTTGAGCCTGTATCTTTGTCGCAGGCACGTTTGCATCTTCGACTTGATGTCGAGAACGATGCACACCCAGACGATTCGCTTGTATCTGCACTCATCACCGTAGCCCGTCAAGATGCTGAGAACTATACGGGCCTTGCTCTTACGCAGCAAACTTTTGTAGCCTATTACGACGAATTTCCCACAGAAGATTTAGACCTTGGCATCTGGCCTGTTCGCTCGATCACGTCAGTTCAATATGTCGATAGTGATGGAAATACTCAGACGTTTTCGTCAACCGCCTACCGTCTAGACCCCAACGACAAGCCAGCAGTCTTGCAATACGTCGACGCATGGCCACAGACCAAAGGACAAAAGAACGCAGTCACCGTTACCTTCGTTGCTGGCTATGCAGCAGGGAGCCCTACACGTTGGAACCTGCCGAAGCCTATTTACCAAGCCATGCTAATGATGGTCGGTCATTTGTACGAAAACCGAGAGACTGTCAACGTCGGAAACATGGTTACGGCCTATCCATTCGGGATGATGCACCTTCTAACACCCTATCGAATCAAGATGGGGGTTTAATGTGCGTGCTGGACAACTTAATCGACGCATACGAATACAAGAGCAATCTTTATCCATCGATGCTTACGGCCAGCAAATTGAAGCATGGGGAGATTACGCCATTGTCTGGGCGCACATTCGCCCAGTTAAATCAACATCTGCACGAGAAAAGGTTAAAGCCTTTGAGCTTAGCCCAGACATCACGCACGAAATCACCGTCAGATATAACCCTAACTTTTTGCCAAGCACTGTCACAGATACGCGAAGAATCATCTACGGGCAACGAATTTATCAGATCGCAGCAGCCTATGACATCGAGGAAGATCGACGCTCTATCGTCTTTGAATGCAAAGACACAGGTCAACTTATTTCCACGATTACTTTCAATTTTGGCCTAGAGGATGGCGATATTTTGATCCTTGAAAACGGCGATTATTTGGTTTTGGAGCAATAGACATGGCAGACGTAAAGATCAGTCAACTTGTAGATGGCGCACCAGCCCAAGACGGCGATCAAATGCCTGTCAATCGCAGCGGGTCAAATTATCGTATTACAGCGGGTGACATTGTTGATTTGGTTACAGACGGACTTACTGCATCAAAGCCAGTATTTACCGACGCGAATGGCGATCTTACAAGCTCTGGCACTATTCCAATCAATCAAGGCGGCACAGCAGCTGCAACAGCATCAGACGCTCGCACTAATTTAGGCCTTGGATCAATAGCCACTCAGTCTGCCGCATCCGTTGCTATTACAGGGGGCTCAATTGCTGGAATCACTGACTTGGCGGTTGCAGACGGTGGCACTGGGGCTAGCACTGCTGCTGGTGCAAGGACTAACTTGCTTCCGTCTTACGCTGGCAACGCTACGAAGGTGCTTAAGGTCAATGCTGGCGCAACGGATGTAGAGTGGGCAGAGGAAAGCTCGAGCGGTGTCACTAGCATCACAGCAGGCACAGGACTAAGCGGTGGCACCATTACCAGCACAGGCACGATTGCGCTTGCCACAGCCTACGGCGACACGGTTAACCCT